TTTGCCATCAGATTGTCCCCTCGTCAAATAAATGAAACTGGCACACGCTATTGCTTATTACGTGGGCCACCAAAAGTTACTCTTGATTGACGATCCGGTTTATTGATCGACATCGAAGAGTGGGCATTCTCACGCATCATATCGTGGTCAACAGCTTCGAGCTGGTCAGCATGGCGCTGACTAAAGTATTCAGTGCGCTCTTCCACTATCTCTATCGGTATGCGTGCGAGAAGCAAACCGCCGGAGCCAAATACGCCCTCATGTTTACCCGATTCAACAACCGGGGCCTCGAAATCAGGATATTCATCCTTCCGTACCAGTTCATAGCCTTCGCGTAAACGCCCTGAGATGTTTTGCTTGTCTTCCCAGCCTCTAACTTCAGCGCGTATCCAGCGATGCTTGTAACCGTCCGGTGCAGGAGGGGCATCTAACATTGACGGTGGTTGCCACGGCTTACGCCTAGTCGTAGCAGCCCTAGTTGTTTTAGCGCGAGAAGTACGCTGGATCGCCTTCAAATCCTCTGCAGAATTTTTAGATTCCTTAGTATCTTTGGTAGCCATCAAGCCTGCTCCTTCACGTACTTAGCGTATTCTTCCAGTGGCACACCCAATTTTTTGGCAATCGTTACCTGGCTCGGGGTGAGTCTAACCTTTTTGCGCCCAGTTTTACTTCCGCGAGATACACTGGCTACTGTCTGGGCGGTCTTCCTGCCAGTATCTTCCTCGAATTTATGTGCAAACTCATTCTTAATGCGTTTGTCAAGCTCATGATAATAGTCATCTGACTGAGGGTCAAACCCCTCTTCCTCCACAAGTTTTTTATGGATGCCAAACGCAGCGAAGGTCATGGTGTAATCTTCGCCAAACCATTCATTCTTAGAGGCCCACCTTTCGGCCTTCGGGTCCGCAGGCTGTGGTGGCTGCTGCACAGGCTGCTGCACAGGCTGCTGTTGCTGTTGCTGTTGTTGCTGTACCTGAGCCTCATAGGCTGCTTGCTGCTGCTCCTGCTGCTGCTTGGCTTGCCCATAACGATCGGCAGCAACCGCTAATTGAGTCAATTTACGCTGGGCATCAACCGTGGCCTGCGAATCACCAGTTTCTACAGCGCGTTTAAGCTCCGCTTCGGCTTGAGTCTGTTCAGCCGAAATACGGCCCCCATACTCACTAAGGTAGCTTTGATCTAGCTGTTGTAGCTGCGTTTTAGCCTTATCAGCTTCAGCCTTCACCGTTTGGGCATACCGAAGGGCTTCTTCTCGCTCACGCTCGGTGTCCTTGACCCGCTTAGTGAGCTTATTTATCCTTTTTTGGACGCCCTTGCTGTACTGCTCCTGCTCGCTCTCCTCCGTAGCTTCGGGCTTGTCCTGAACTTCGGTATCCGCAGCCTGCTCAACCTCTTGGGCATCTACCTCAACCACTTTCTCTGATTCGGTGATATCTAAAGGAACCTGACCCTTTTCAGCCTCTTCTACAGCCGGTGTTTCTGCGGTAGCCATGCGTGCCCTTCTCCCTAATTATGTAGAATGTCTTCCGGATTGTTGATCGTAGCCAAAACTTCGTCGTCATTCAGAAGCCTGACTTCTCCACCTTCAATCTTAAAACGTGATCCAGCATACCGGGCAAAGATAACCCACTGCTTTTCTTGGCACCAGGCACCGTCCGGAAATTTTTCCTTGTCCGCATAGGCCAAAGGCCCCATTTTAAGTACATAGCCTGCCACGGTCTGTATCTGAGTCTCATCCAGAGTCTTGTCTGAAAATAAGATGCCACTTTTAGTGGTTTTTGGAGGCCGGTAAGGGAGGATCAAAATCCTCCAGCCTGTTGGTGCAGGTAGGCGCTCTAAAACAGGTTGGTCAATCAAGGAGGGGTCAAGGGTTTTTTCGCTAGCTTCTACATACAAAGAATCCAGAAGCTCTTTTTTTTCAGCACTTTCAGGCATCTAATTTTTCCTGTTTTTCTAGCATATCGGAAAGCTCTTGGCGCATTAAATTCAAGCCGTTCAGCTCGCCCATAAGTTCGCGATACTGCTCCATATCCTTTACGCCGTTGTTCTCTAATTTCTCTCTTATAAGAGAACGTCTTTCCCGAATCAGCGTAAAAACATACTGGACAACATCGACTTCATCCATATTCGCGATCTTACATCATCAAATACAGTCTTACTACCTCTTATAGCTCATATTTCTTGCCACTCCTTGCCCTCGAAAAGCAGAGACTCCGCTTCTCGGCGGCGAACCAACCCAGCAAGAACCTTTCCCCCGGCCTTGTCCCACCGTTTGATCTGATTAGGCACATCATCTAAATCATTCGCATTGAGTCTCTTGAGCATCGTTGACGATCTGAGGTTGGTTGGCCCAAGGTTATATACCCAGGCCACTAGCGCATCAAATTGACATTGCTCGAGATCGCATTCAACCATGTCCCTGATATAGCCTTCATACTCATCAAGCTCTGAAGCAAGCATGTCCTCGGCTTCGTCTTGCGTGATCTCTTGATCTTCCTCGACACCTTTGGTGTGCCCGTAACCGATCGTCCAAACGCCTACAGAATCTTGGTAAGCCTTTAACTCACAGCCTTCAAATTTTTTAATGAGCGACAGTCCCTCTTCAGAGATTTTCATCTACTATCTTCCTGTTGGCGATATGTTCTGCGGCAATATCTTCCTTAGATTGCCCGTGATACGGCACGGCATGGCCTTCAATACACATAAGATCATTGGCACAAACCCCGTATTTATTGATGATTTTGCCAAGAATACGCCCGAATTTACCCCTGCCACTGCCCTTGGCAGTCTCAAGGGTGATCTGGTAATCCTCCGCCTCAATGAATTCCACCAGGAATTTCTTCGCCAGTAACCCATATTTCTTCTCGACCTTATCTCGGGTGCGAGATTCTGGAGTATCTATGCCGTAGAGTCTGATGCGCTGCTTGGAGAGAATGACTTTGAAGCCTAGATCAATGTCGCAATCCACCGTGTCACCGTCGATAATCCGCGTGATGGTGGCTTTGTATTGATACACTAGTCAGCAACCTTCAATTTGATCCAAGGTATAGATTTGCAAAGGCTTTTCTTTGCCCTTTACGTGAATAGCAGGCAAGGACTTTAACACATATTTGCATTTTTCTGCGGTAGCTTGGCCTATTAGGATATTAACCCCGGCTTCTTTCGTGGCAGATTCCAGCCTGGCCGCGGTATTCACGCAGTCACCAATCCCGGTGAAGTCAAACCTTGTGTTCGAGCCCATGTTGCCTACAACAGCCTCACCCGAATTTACGCCTACGCCAATAGCCACCTCTACAGGCATCGTTTCATTAAGCTCTTTGATCCTTTTTTGTATCCTGACTGCCGCCTCTACCGCTCTGTCTTCGTGATCCTCTAAATCCAAAGGACAATTAAAAATTGCCATTGCCGCATCGCCAATGAACTTGTCTACCATACCTCCAGCGCGCTGAACTTCCTCAACTTGAACCGTCAGCGTAGCGTTCATGATTTTTGTAACCTCCGCAGGGCTTATTCGCTCACTTAAAGACGTGAAACCTCTTAAATCCGTGAACAAAAACGTGCAATAGCGCGTTTCTCCGCCTAGTTTCAGTAGCTCCGGGTTTTTTTGAAGCCGCTGAACCTGTCTCGGGTCTAAATAGTGCTCAAATTGCCTCTTAATCTGCAGTTTTTGCTGATACTCAATAATCATTCGCTGCGCCACACCCACTCCGCCCACAATGGCGGTAAAAAAGACTGGTAAGGCCGCATCCAGAAGCATTCCAAAGCGCAAAAAAGCCCATATAGAGGCTCCTGCAGTCAAAGCTGCAGTACCTCCAAGGCCCGCAGGAACCCACATGACCTTCAAAAAATGGGTCAAAGCGATCGCGAGCAGCCCCAAGCTGAGAATAAGCACCATTTCCGCCGCTAAGGACCAATCGGGTCGTACTGGGGCCGTCCCGTTCAGTAGCGTTTCAAATAAGGTGGCCTGAATCTGATGGGGGTACATCAACCCTCTTGGTGTAGACACCAGTGGTGTGATACCTGCCGCGGTCACACCAACAAAGACTATGGTTTGTACTAACGGCTCCTGAGAAAACTCTGCTGACCAATCTATCCACACTCTTCCCGCCGCATCGGTATTTATTGTTTCAAAACTGGGCACTCGAACAGCCTGTATGCCGTTATCCCCCCCTCTTACCTGATAAGAAATATCACCAGCTAATCCTCGTAATACATCTAATCCGAGAGCAGGGTACAAAGACTCACCCACTCGAATCACCATCGGCACCCGTCGAACAAGGCCATCTACCTCCGGAGCAGTGTTCACAATACCGGTGCCTATCGCGCGGTCTTGAAGAACAGGCACATTCGGCAAGATTCCAGGATAATTTATAGCGTTCTCATGCACCGGGCCTAATGTGGCAACACCTATGGCCCAGCCATCTTGACGATCGGTATCCCCCGTTGCTACAGCAGACAAAAATGTCGGCATAGCATCCATGCTCTCAGCAAATTCAAAATCGCCGCCGAACCGATCTTCTTCTGGAAACAGAACCGAATATACGACTGCTGACGCACCCGAATTAAGAAGATTCCTGTTTAGTTCTGCGAGCTGCTGACGAGGCCAAGGCCATTGGCCGCCCCGTGCCAGCTCATTTTCATCAATGTTGTAGAGAGAGATAGTCTGACTTTCAGTGGATTCTTTTGAGGTCAGTAGCGCGTCAAAGTATTTAAGGCGGATGGTTTCAATAGGCCACGGGTCCCAGGCCCGAAGGAGTAAAACAACCGCCAACGCTGAAAGCGTCCATTTCAATGGACATTAAACTCCCAAAAACCAAGAATCGAATTCCACGGAATTATCATTGGTGTATTAGCGTGGTCTTTTTCTTTTGCATATAAATCTGTAGCAAGAATAACGCACTCGTCCGTTTCTTCAATTAAGTAACCTACTGTGGAACGAACAACAGGTCTAAAAGTAGACGCGTCCGTTATTGAAAAATCTTTTGTTTCTACCCAAGCGTCTTCCCAAAGAATTTCCGCAATAGGGAATTTTGACTTGTAGCTCGTTTTAACTTCAGTCATATTGAGTGACTGTAACAGTTTTATTACAACTCGACGTACAGTTCAGGACAACTGTATAGCCCTTGACCGTCGTCCCTGTCTGTGTGGCGTTGACGGTATAGTTCCCTTGCTCCACTCGTATATTCCCAACGTGTGCGCCATCCCCGCCCTGAGTTAGATTCACAGTGGAATTATCGCTTGGATTATTT